GTTTGGAACTGTTCAAGAAACACGTGAGAGCCGACGACTTCGCCGATGACGACGAGTATCTGAGTCATCTGCTGGAGACGGCAACAAGCACAGTTGTTAACGCGACTAACAGGAGTGAAGAGGAATTGACGGAGATGGGAGGCGGTGAATTTCCGGCGCCGCTGAAGCACGCCGTCATGATGATTGGAGCGCACTGGTACAACCAGCGAGAGAGTGTTAGCACGACACAAATGCATGCAGTCCCCGACTCATTGCAGGCCTTAATCAAACCTTACAGGAGATTGACGACAGATGCAGGCAGGACGGATGAAATACAGGCTGAGGATTCTGAAACCTGAGACGGAGCAGGACAACTTCGGCTCGAAGAAAACAGAATACGTCGAGCAGAGGGTGGTCTACGCCGAGCGGGTCAAGCAGAGCGGCAGCCGAAGTGAGGAGGTCGCTGAGCACTTTCCTAACTTCAGCGCGGAGTTCAACATCCGGGACATTCACCCGATAGACAACAACTGGAGGGTGGAGCAGTTGGGCGGTTATCTGTACACGGTGACTAACATCATGCCCAATCTCGACAGAGGCTACAAGACACTGATCTGTGAACGCGTAAACGAGTAACCGCATGGAGACGACATACACGGGCAAGGAATGGACGGCGCTGCTGAAGAACCTGAGCAGCCGTGAGCTTAGAAACACGTTGAAGCGCTCTTACCGAGTGGAGGCGAAGAAGGCTCTCGCCATCGCAAGAGCGCAGCTACAGGCAAGCGGTATGCAGGTGAAGGGCAACAAGGCCGACTGGACAAGAGGCGTTCGTTCGTACGTGTATAGCCGAGGCGGCTCTTCCATACGTGGCGTATCGCCGGAGCGCACTGGAGCATAATCCGGTAAAGGGACATATGCCCGGAGCGGATACGGCGGTCATTCAGGTGCTTTGCTTCGCCGCCGACTATAAGGGCAGCGTTCAGCTCGCCGAGGCGGTAAGGGCGGCACTCGAGGACAAGAGATACGAGTCGGAGGAGCTGAACATGCGAAGCTGCTTCCTCTCCGGAGCTGAGGAGTACTACGAGAATGATGCATATACGCAAGAGTTAAGTTTTACAGTTAAAGTTTGATTGACATATGAGTGCCTGCATTAATGGTAGTGACCTGTTGCTGAAGGTGGCAGGTAAACCGATAGGACATTGTACTACTCACACCACTACTTTCAATTCGGAGACTAAGGACCGCGCCGTTAAGCCGACAGCGGATAAGAAGAAGTCTTCCGGACTCTGGAAGGGTAAAGGTGTAACAGGCCTCAGTATCTCTATTAGCGCGGAGGGTCTTCGTTTCTACGACGAGACAGAGAACGGCTTCGAGGAGATTTCAGCCAAGTGGGGTAAAGGTCAGAGTGTGGAGGTTGAAGCATTCCGCAGAGAGGAGGATGAGAAACCGTACCTTAAGGGTAAGTTCGTCATCGCCTCTATCGAGGAGGGCGCACCTGCTCAGGACGACTCTACTTACAGCGTAAGTCTCGAGAACGACGGCGAGCCGGATGTTTATCCGGGCTCTGATTCAGCAGAAGAGGACGCATAAAGACCAATAGACCATGAAAAAACAGGTAATTGAAATTACTGTAAATGGCGAGACATACCCCTGTCATCAACTGATGGGGGCTATGCTCCGCTATAAAGCCGAGACCGGAGAGGAGGTCACGACGATTAAGCCGACTGACTTGACGAAGGTATGTATGTTCATGTGGTGCTGCGTGAGGGCGGCGTCGAAGTTTGCGGGCAAGGAGTTCAACTTGTCTTTCGAGGACTTCGCCGACAGCGTAACGCCGGAACAGGTAACAGAGTGGCTCATTGCTACGATGGGCGAGAAGAAAGACGAAGAGAAAGCCGAAGAGGACGACGGGCAAAAAAAAAGTTAGGCATCTATGACTACTTAGGCTACGCTGTGGGCTGCATTCATATGTCTTATGATGATTTCTGCCGCTGCACGCCGGAGGAGTTCACGCACATAAGCAACGCCTACCAAGAGCAGCAGGAGTCCATGATGCGGTCCGACTGGGAACGTATGAGGATGCTGGCGACGTTGGTTATTCAGCCTTTCGTGAAGAGCACGCTTACTCCGCAGAAACTTCTCCCTTTCGACTGGGACGAGACCCGGAAGAGAGGGAAAAAGGAGAAGCCGAGGGTATCGAAGGAGGAAGACCGCCAACGACTTGAGAAG